AACATCTGGAAATCTTCCAAATATTGTTTCAATAGCATCTCAAGATAAAAAAATATATAATGATGGAAAAATAAATTATACAACAAGATACATTCAAAGATCTTATGGAAACATTCGTCAATCAAGTATGATTGATAGAGATAAAACATGGATATATAAACCATCCTTATTATGGGAAGTTTCTGGTACTGAGTCAACAAAGACAATAAATGAAGTTGCATCTAAACAAGGAAAATACGTTCTTGGCGCGATGCCAATTAATTCAGACTTAAATAGTTTTGCTCCATCAGTTGTAAACCATGTTGTTACAAATAACATTATTGATCTTGGAGAAAATGCTTATTGGCTAACAAGGTATCAAGGATATTTTTATTCAAATGGTGAAATTATAAAATATGATGCAGCAGAGTTTAATATAACTGGTGTTGGAAATGTCTGGATTAGCAGCAACCAAGAGTATCAAAACTATTTTCAATCATTGCCATTTAATGGAAAAATATACCCAACAGGACTAATAAGAATTTACTCTGTTCCATTTTATGAGACTGTTGATGGAATAACTAGACTGCAAAATGGAGATGTTTTAGAACATGGTCGTGGTCAATTTGGAACATCTATAGCACAACATACTGCTGGAATAAATAGTTATTGGTCAGATAACACATATGTTCGTGGATGTGATATGCAAGCACAATATTTATTTACTACAACGCTAGACTCTGAAGTCACACTGCCAAACACAACGACTGGTCCTGCAGGAGTAAACAACCCCTTAGCAACTCAAACAACTAGAAGTGGTATTATAAAAAACTTTATGGCTACAAATTATTTAACTGAAACACAGGTTAATAATTTAAAATCAACACAGTCTGGAACAATACAATCATCTGCTTTAGTAATGAATGGACCATCATTTGGCCCAACACAAATACCAATTAATTTAGTTTCTTATGTATACAAAGAATTAGATAGTTCTTATAAAAACTTTGGAACAAGAATGCGTATCGTTGGTAAGATTGAAAACAACGAAACACGTACTCAAACACCAATAGGAAGTACACCATACTTTCAGGTTAGCGGTACTGAGCCAAATCAAAACATAAGCATTGGTGGAGGTTCTGGAGGACTAGCAGTTCTTCTTAATCCAGAAACTAATAATGGATATTACTTTGAAATTGTTGCCCTAACAGAAGATAATATTGAATCTTATCTTAAAACAAATAATCAAGGTCAATCAGAAATATCAATTAATAATATTGTTTTTTATAAAATTAAAAAAGATTCATCAAATACAAATGCAATACCCGTAAAACTTTGGGGAGGTCTATCAAAGATTATTGTTGACGATGGAAGATTTACTGGTCAATACAGAATGGCTGGAGAAGAAAATCCAACAGTCTATGACCTTTCAATAGAGTATCAAGACATTGGAAAGATTAGAAGGTTTTATTTATACATTAATAATAAATTAATTCAGATAGTTGATGACAAAGATCCTTTGCCAATTTATAATAATATGGCCTTGTTTACTCGTGGATCATCAAGATGTATGTTTGAAAATGTATATGCACTTTCTGAAAACTATTCTCAAAATACAGTGTTTACTGTTGGAGAAACTTTAGCGTCTGCATTTGGAGAAAAACAGATTAATGCTAGTGATTCATTTAGAAAATATGCAATGAGTGGAATTATACAGTCAACATATCTTTCAGGTATTAGTTCTCAGCAACCACCAAAATATAATATGTATTTTGAGGAATTTGGAACCATCATGCGTGAATGCGCTTACTTTAATATTAAGTATGATCGTGCATACCCAGCGTTATACGCACAACTTTCACCAACATTTAACAGAATAAAAGGCTATACCACATCTGGGTTCTATGCTGATTCATATGGAGCAGAGTTCTTAATATTTAACTCAACAGATAGCGCAATAAACTTAGACGAAACTACTGGAAACTATTTACGAATTCAAGGAATTACCTTTACGCAAGATACAACACACGAACTAACGGTAGATGATTACTTTAAAAAACGTGGAAATTTATCAGATCCAGAGTTATTGGGTAGTACGCTTACACTATCACCACTTGTTGAAAAAGCAAGGTATGACGAGATTAGATTAAGTAGGCTTACATATGGAAAAAACGAGTTTAGTATTGAAACTCCATACATACAAACACAGGATGACGCTGAATCTTTAATGGGTTGGATTGTTAATAAGACTATGGTTCCAAGAAAAGATATAGGTATTAATGCATTTTCTATTCCAACTCTACAACTAGGTGACATTGTAACTGTAAACTATAAGAATTCAGATGGCTTGGATTTGGTTACACCAGATGACTCAAGGTTTGTTGTGTATAATATAGAGTATGCAAGAAAACTTACAGGTCCATCAATGAGTATTTATTTGAGTGAGGTGTAGTATGGGCGCATATGATGATGGTGGACAAAGACGTGCACAAGAAACAGCAGGAAACATTATTAGCAATGCAAGAAATGCTGCAAAAGAAGCAGAGGCAGCAGCAGTTGTTGGATGGGAACAAGTTTTATCTCGTGGTGGAGTAAACTCTCAAGGATACTTTAATGATGTTCCAGCATACCAACAATTAACTGCAAATGAAAGAAAATCTGTAACGCTTCCAAACGGAACAATTAATTCACAGGCAATGCTTTCAATTTTAAATCAAAAAGAGTTTGAATATAAAAATGCTAATGGATTAGTAGAGTTAGATAGACGTGGTAGTGAGACAGGAATTGATGCTGTGCCTATGACAACATCATTAATTAATGAAATTAAAACAACAACTTCTACTGCAGTTGTTCCAGTAAAAACAGCATCAATAGACACTGTGTTATTTGATGATGAGACAATGCCTATAGACATTATGTCTGATTTAATATTTGAAGACATTGGTGGACAAGAGTTAATTAATATTGCTAGAAATGATATTGTTAATGGTCAAACTATTTCATACCAGCCAATTAAAAATCTATCTTCTTTACAACAGCAATACAACCCAAACAACATTTTAAGTCTTCAGCAAACATCAGATAAATACTTTGCCAACTTTTCTATAAAACTTGACGAAAGAATTCCAACACAGGGTAGTGGTCCAAATGGAGAATATGTATATCTTGAAGAAGGCACAGGCGACCTAATAATTGAGGTAGTAAATATGCCAAGTAGCGAACAAGTAGACGTAGAAATTACTCTAGATGGTACAATATATCAGGCGGTATTATAATGATAACAAACACAGGTAAAAATATTATAGGTAAATACCTATTAGGTCAAGCACCAGCATATGCTTCATTTATTGCTGTTGGGTGCGGAGCCAAACCTCTTGCTACCGCAGATCCTTTTGGAGATTACACAGCAAAAGAAAATCTTGATCTTGAAATGTTTAGAGTTCCAATATCTTCTAGAGGTTTTGTAAATGAAGGCGGAATATCAAAGATAGTATTAACAGCAGAACTACCAACAGAAGAAAGATATGAAATAACAGAGGTTGGAATATACTCTGCTGGATCTAATCCATCTGCTGGATCTTTTGATAGCAAGACAGTCTTTTCTTTTACACAAGGTGAAAACTGGCAATACCACTCAGCAGCATCTGTTTCAGAAATTCCAACATATACATCTCCACTAGATGATCCAGAAGATGATAATGTTATTGCAGTTGCAGATTCAGTATTTCAAACAAACGCAGATAATACAATTTTTTATAAACAATCTCGTGCAGACAGATATGAAAGATGTAGGTTTTTAAATAATATTATTATGATTCAAGGTGATGATTCTGATCTTTCAATTAGTGAAGAAAGTGGAGCAGCACAAGATCATTTTGTAGTTGAGCCAGGATCAAATCATATACACTTAACTGGTGGAACTATTGACTTTACAAGAAACTCTCCAATAGATGAATTAAGGTTAGCATTTTCTTTAATCAATAAAGATGGAGACTCTGTAAGCAGTCCAGAATCTGTTAGAATCTTAGTTGAGTTTGCCGCAACAGAAGAGGCTGGCTCAGAGTTTGCAAGGTTTGAGGCAGAAGTTGTAGATGATAGTAGTGGTGGCGCATATGATTTTTCTACAGAAAGATATTTTGTAGTAACAAAGCAACTTCAAGATCTATACACGTCTGCTAACTTTACCTGGAATGCTGTTACAGTTGTTAAAATTTATGCATGTGTATTTGCAGAAGAGAGTGGTCCAATTGGAGTCCCATCACCAAATTATTATGTTGCTTTAGATGCACTAAGACTAGAAAATGTTGCAACAGTTAATCCACTTTACGGACTAACAGGATATTCAGTAATCAAAAATACAGATGCAACAACTGTAATAAAACCATCAAACACAAGTAATTACATTGAGTTTAGATTTGCTATAGGCCTATCAGTAGATATGACGTCATAATGGCTGATCCAGGTATTAAAAAAGTTAGAATTCCAAAAAATCAATTACCTCCAGTTGGTGATGATAATGAACATTCAATAAGGTATAGAGTTGTGTCTGATGATAAAAACAGAACATCACATTGGTCTCCAATCTTTATTGTTCCAGCGCAAGATACACAGCAAGTTAGTGGACAACTAATATATACTGGAGGTATTTTGATTGCTGTTTGGGGAGACGAACTAGATAGGCCATCGTATGATATTTTTGTTAAATTTGATGGGGGAGAATATGAATACCATGGAACATCTCCAACACATACATATACATTTTTAAAAACAGGAACCACAAGTGCTAGGGTTG